GTTCCGGTCACTTCTCCCAGATATTCATGCCGGTATGCTTTCGGGTTTACAAGCGCAAGCTCAAGGGCATCATTGAAAAACTGCTGTCCTAACCACTCGTCCGGCACTGTCCGATAATCGGAGGAATGAACCAACGTGTCACGGTTAGGCCGCAACACTTCCTCGTTCATAAAGTTAGCTTGCGTTTCCGGGGGGTTGAATGACATGAAATTCCAATACAGGGAACCACCGCGCCGCGCGGACTGCAAAACAGAACGAATTTCTTTCATACCGGAAAACTGATCCGCTTCTTCAAACCACGTAATACCGAAATAACCTTTCGGGGCCTTGATGGACTTAATTTTCATAGGGTCATCAAGGCCGCGAAAGAGAATCACTTGCCCGGTTTCAATTCGCTTTATCTGCATCGGGGAAACACGGCAAGTAAATTCGTCATTCAAGCCCAGCTTGTCAATCGCAAACTGCATCTGTCCGTAAACGCTGTCACGCAAGGTCTTAGCCGTTTTACGCACAATCAAGGCGTTTACGTCCGGGTGTTCAAGCATGATCAAGGGGATTGCAAAACCGATAAACGAGGATTTTAGGGAACCACGGCCACCCTTCAAGATGTAATTGGAGTGTTCGTGATTGATCACGTCTTCCAATAGCGCATCATAATTCGGCGCTATGAGGTCTTCAATGTAAACTTCATCCATCCGGGTTCACGTCCTCGGCTTCAAGGGTTTCGGATACGTGCCGCGCCACTGCTTCACCGATCTGGTCAGCCGCTTCACCTGCCGCTTTCATCGCTTCCACAACCGCAAGCCTGTTTGCCGCCCGTGTAGCCGCGTCTTCCTCGTTCTCGTCCTCGCGGGGCTTCTCTCCCCGGATCAGGTGTATCCGCACCCCACCGGAATGTTCCAGCGCTTCCGCGTCCGCTGTGACAGTCAATCCCTGCAAGGCTTCCTTGATCGCATCTTCCACACCGGCCATTCTGCATAGCCAGTCACGGGCTTCTTTGTCACCGTTCAAGGCTAATAGCATCTGGGTGTAAACAAGCTGTGCAATCAGGGGCGCACCGTCTTCCTGTAGCTGTGCCGTGCTTTGCATCTTGAGAACGTCCATTGACTTAGCGCGTCCCTTGCTGTTGAGGTTCAGCACCGCGCGAACCGCCGCGCGGATATCCGCGTTTCTGCTTCTCGCCTTGTGAGCGCTTATCGCGCCTTTCTGTCGGATCTCCCGTTCCTCCTCCGGGGTCAAACTGCCGGAGCCGAGGGGCTTTAGGTTTTTATTCTGTGGCCGTTCCTTTTTCTTTTCACCTTCCACCAACCTCACCTCCAATCATCCAAAAATTCAAACGGGGCAGAGCCTTGTGTGGCTCTGTCCCGTTGTTGCTGTGTGGTGTTTACTTCGTCTTCTTAGGGGCCGGTTTCTTTTTCGCCGGGGCTTTCTTCTTTGCGGGGGCGTTTCCGTCATTCGCCGCTGTCATCGCGTCAAAAAACGCTTTCGCCGCGCCTTTAGGGAGCTTAACTTCCTTGTAAGTCTTAGCATCTGCCATCGTTCAGCACCTCCTCTTGTGCCTGTACCATCATATCACTCGTATATTGCATTGTCAAGTTTTTAGTTTACTTTCTATAAACCAATACAGAGCGGTCAATGATGTTCGTCCGGGTATCGCCTCTGGTATCACCTGTGACAACGTTATATCCCATCGCAAGCGCCCATATGCTCATGTTGTTGTTATAGAAACTGCTGTTATACCCGCCCACCGCCGCGTTAAACTTTGGGTGGGTCTGGGCAAACCGTGCCGCTTCTGATCTTAGCCGTGATACCGTAATCGGTCTTGCAAGCGCCGGATTCAAGGCCGCTACCATCGTATAATTGCCGTAACCAGTATTCACACCACCGTTCCGGGCAAAATACGCACCCGCGCCGAGGGCCTGTCCACCGTGCTTACCACCAATATAGTTGAATCGGCTGTACATCAACATATCTGCCTGTTGCTGTCCGGTCAGGCTCATGGTATGCCCACCTGCCTGATACTTGATATCGTCCACGCTACGGGCGTACACATCGCTTTGCGAGATATTGTTGGTCTGTAGAAACTGCTGGAATGCCGCCGAATCAAGCACCTGTGGCAAGCCGTTCATACCGGCTTGATACACAAACGCCTGTGTAACATCGTTCGCGTCCGCAAGGAAATTCGGCATAATCGCGTGTTTGGAATCATTGACGAGCTTTGCCAGTTCATCATCCGTCATCTGGGTAAGGGCCGTAACACCGCCCGGTTGAACCGGAGTGTTCTGGTTGTTCGGTGTCTGGTTAGCGTTCGCCGGATTCATCGTATTCACGGGGATCTGCGGCTGTTGCGGAGGCATCGCGCTTCTACCCAGCGGCTGTGTAGCTTGCTGTTGCGGAGGCGCTGGCGTTGCCTGACGCGTCACACCGGAGGCGCGACTCTTGTTGGAGGCCATCTGTCATCACCTCTTTTTCGGGGCTGGCTTCTTTGCTTTCTTCTGGGCCGCAAATTCCCGGTTCATCTTTTCCACATCGGCTTTCTGTGCGGCTGTCATCGGGCCGGGTTTAATCCCGTATCCTTTGGAAGTAAAGCGGTCTGTACCATCCAAACGGTCTTTCTTTTTCGTTGCCATGTTTGCTCCTCCTTATCCTACTTCAATGACAATCGTGATCTGTTTCCGGTTCTGTGTTCCACGGGGCGAACCTTCCGAACGTGCATTATTCACGGGAGACACCGTTACACCCACAACTTTCTGTGTCTGCTGTCTGCCCAGAATCATTTCACCCAAACGGCCACCGGGGCCATCACCGGGCATAAACGCCTGTGAGCTTGCCTTTGCCCGGTATTCAATCTTCACTTCACGGGTTGTAAAGGTCGAGGGGTCAACCGCGTTCTTGAAATTGTTGTAGGACGTTGACAGAAACTTATTTTCCGAGAACGTCTTACCCACCAGCGCCCGTTGCAACTGTGCTTCCGTCATGTTCGTTGTCCGCATTCCACGGAATCCGAATCGCGATAACAGACGGTCAACAAAACTGCCGTGATCGTACCTTTGCAGGTTCAAATTATAACCGAGGTTGTGCATCGCATCGTCCAGCCCGTCCGCTGTGGCCTGATGTGTGGGGGTCAATGGTAAATCGTTCATCAATTCCCAGTTCATGTTCTGTGACAGGCTGTGAACACCGTC